GACCTTTCCAGCCGTTGGTTTGTGGAAGTGGCAAGTTACTTCCCGGTGGTATAGAAGTCTATGAAGGGCTGATCAAGCTCTTCATAGAATTTTCTAGACACACCGCCTGATGGGTACACGGTAGTCTTACCGATAGATGCTACGAAACCATCGCCAAAAGAAACTAATGGCGAAAACGTTTTGTAGAACTCTCGGCGTCTCAGCTCCCGAAGTTTACTAGGGTTTACGTAGGGACGAAGTTTCTCAATCCGCGTTAAGCGATGTTGAGTACTTTCGAACCAGTGACGTAGCCTAGTTTGTTCGGATGAATGAGGCTTAGTTTCGGTGACAAGTTTTGTACACCAAAGCTCGATTCGTTGCAGATCAGAATCCCAGCGACGTTCGGTATGATAATTTGAATAATTATCTGCCACGACGCCGTTAGGATCGAAATGTGCAATGAATTTATTATCGCGAAGTTTCTTAAGAAAGAAACTTCTTAGGTTTTTGAAACCACGATAATAGGCTTCATTCGAAAGATCAGTGAGACCAGAAAGACGTTCTAATTGTTCTGTGTGTGCGTATTTGCGTGACACCTTTAAAGGTGAAACATCATAGCCATCACAATACTCGCCTCCGCAACTTTCGCGGAACCAGTTATCGGGATGGTAAAAAGACTTGGATCGGTTTACCGAAAAACCAAGACTTTCAAGTACGTACATAACATCCGACGCACATTGCGTCGGAACAATTATATCGTCTCCGACGACTGAAAAGTCGCCGGAGAAGCCGTGCTCACGAGTTACATGCTCGCAGATAGATGCGAAGATCATCGTTTCGACGGGAAAGCATAAAGCTGATCCCATCGGTGCGAATTTCTTCAGATCTACTAAGCGGCCATCGGGTAAGAGCGTTCTCGAAGATCTCGTTGCTACTAGAAAGCGTAGCAAACCAGTACCTTTGAAAAGTTTCTTAACCAATGAGTAACTTACCGAGTCACTGGCAGAAGACAAATCGATTGTCGCATAATTGCGATTCAATGATCCTTCTTGTGCCAGTTGCTGATTCCTGTTTTGTTCTCTGAAACCGATCCGGTCTCGGAGATACGTACTGGAATCAACAACCCTATCTATTTCTCTCCAAACGCCTTGTTGTAAATACATCAAGGTTGTCGCTTCCATCGAAATCGTTCTAAAAGTTTTATAACTTTTAGGGACGAAGACAGTGTGGGAGATACGATCAAGAGAAGAAGTTATCTCTTGTTGTACCCACCAGGGAGAACCGAAGGCATAGTTTAATAAAGGATCGGTGGTAAGATCTTTGTACTTATCTTCCATCGAAGCTTTACGACCATGACCCGCGACGCCTTTAGGTCCATGTTGGAACTGAAAGCGAGAAGGGTCAAAAGATCTCGTCCATCTCTTAATGATTTTGTTAAGAGAAGACGTCACAGACGTAGAATAATAAGATTCGTCAATCGACGATTCGATATTCATATAGTCTGTAAGACATTCTTTAGTAAGGTCGATGTCAGTCAAAGTAAGTCGAGAAGTATAAGAGAAAATCTGTACTAATCTTCCTGCTGAGATGACGTCGCCTCGAATAACTGCCTTAAAATCATCTTTAATTATATTAAAGAGATGGCAACTTATTCGACTGCAGAGGGCTTTAAATCCTTTGTTTTCTTGATTCCTCACGGAACCAAGTAATTCGGCAAACGCGCTATTCAGGTCAAGGATGTCTTTCTCCAACATCGTTTGGTAGAGAAGACCGCCGGTACTGCGTAGCTCGTCGTGATGTAGGTAACCAAGATCAATTAACAGAAGCAACCATTGTTGGTATACTTCTCTCGTAGTTCGGTTATCATCAGAACTTAGTTCTACCCCTTTCCTACTTAGGGGGCCCGGATACTTAATATCTAGGGCTTCCAAGACAAGGATTGCTTGGCTAGGGCGCATCTGGTTTCCTCCGTTCTATTTAGTGATAAAAAACAAAGCAGCTGTAGCCACGATCAAGAAAAGTATGATCGTAGTTACAATGGTTAGTTGATTATCGTTCATAGCTCAGAAGGAACCAATGACCCACGGAGAATAGAGTTGAGACGGGATTCAGAAGTAGAACCCGTATCAAACAAACTACTCAATAGGCGACCAGTTAACTCTGTAACAACTGATGCATTTACATGCTCAGAAACCGGCAACTTATGAACTAAGTGAGCCGACAGAGGTAAAACTAATCGGTAATC